CATTAGATGGCTATACGCACATTTAGAACAAATGAAGGAACGATTGGAAGAATCCAAAGAACAAACAAAGACAAAGAAACAAGAAATCAAAACAACATTCTTGGAAGAAGAAGTAGATTGTCCGTGTGGAGGTCATTATAAACTAACAAATAAAAGCCATCATTTTAGAAGTAAGAAACATCAAGCATGGGAAGCAACTGCTGAAGTAAAACCAGAAAAGAAAAAGTCAAAGAAACAACCTAAGATTAAGATTGATCCAGAATACCACGAACGAGTAGAAGAGTTTTTTAGGGAACACCCAGAGTTGGAATACGATAATGAAGAATATCAAAATGTAGTGGAACAATTTAGAGAAATAGATGAGGAACTACGAGAAGAAGAACGCCAGAGAGAATTAGAAAGAGAGAGAGAAGCGAAACGAGCAGAAGAAGCAAGACTTTACTGGGAGAACGCAAGAAAAAACCCAGTTGAGTATCAATCAAAAACAATTGTTAGACGACGCAAACCCACTACTACCCCAGAACTTTAGAAGTCCTCTGGAACAAGCGACGCATTAATTCGTTCATTATTTCCAAATTATAATCTGTAAATAATGTAAATGGCGATGAGAACTATTGGAAGATTTAGGCAAAGTGATTACGAATGGGGAGTGGAACAAGAGACCAAAGTGTTCCCAGTAGTCCAAAATTATTTTGGAGGTTCTGTTACAAGATCAAGAAATAAGAAAGAACGATTTGATTGTTCCGATACAAATAGTATTTACGAGATTAAATCAAGAAAATGTAATTCATCTCATTATCCAACTACTGTTATAACCACCGACAAAGCAGTTGAGATTGGAAAGAATATTTATTTTATTTTCAATTTTTACGACAAGGTTTATTATATTCAATACAACGCAGAGAGATTTAGAAACTACCAAATAAAATGGATATTCAATAAACCCAACTGGGAAATACCGATGGAAGATTTAACAACCTTTCATGAATGGAATAGTGGATGCTTACTATAATTTTTTGTTATACTATATAAAATAATATAACAAATCTGGATTAAGATTATTTACAAATATAATCTAAAATAATCTATAAAAAATAGTTTTATTTAGATTGTTTTTGGTATAAATTTATAAATTAATACCATTTTTAATCTAAAACTGAAAATTTTCAGTTAGATTATTTTTTGTAAAATAATCTTTTGGTAAATAATCTCATTTTTTAGTATATAATACTATATTTTTTTGGTATATACTAAAAGAAAAAACCCCGAAATAATCTTAAACTATTTAGACTTCAAATTATATTATCAATCTATATTATAACATGTCTTTAACACAACGTGAAACCGGAGACAAAATTTATTACGATATTGTTGTCACCAATTTAGCAACTGTAACAAAAGCACCTCCAGCTTTATATTTTAATGAAACCAGAAACACTCCATTTATTATTGATCCAGAAAGTTATTATTTATCAATTGTTAGGTTCTCTCTGGATACACCAACATTACCTGTCATTCAACCTGAAATTCAACCCAATCAAGCAAACAAAGATTTAACTACTTATTCTATTACCCTGTCTTGGACTAATCCTGTTGCTCCTTTCCAAACATTTGACGCTCACGAATACATCATTTATAGCCCACAAAATTTAGAAGCTATTATTCCTGCGGCACCTTCTTCCACTCAGTCCAAATTACAGAACAATCAGACTGGATACTACGATGTGTATAACTATCAATATTTCATTTATCTTGTCAATCAAACCTTTAACACCGCATTTACCAATCTCAACGCCCAAGTTGTAGCCGCCGGATTAGTATTGCCTACTACAAATGCTCCGGTCATGGATTGGAATGTCAGCGACAGCACCGCAGTTATTACAGCAGATCAAGCAGGATACGATGATACTACTGCAAATTATATCAAGATTTATTTCAATCCTTCCTTTTATCAATTGTTTAGTTCATTTCCTATTATTATTGAGGGGTTCGGTCTGGGTTTAGGGAAAAATGTAAGACTTGTTACTGCTTCGTTAGGAGGATCTAATATTGTTAATTATCCACCAGTTAATCCTACTTACGTGGGGGTTCAAGTATATCAAGAGTATTCTACCATTTCACTTTGGACGCCTGTTACAAGTATTGTCTTTACAAGTAATACCCTTCCTGTTGTTACAAACCAGTTGTCAGCCCCTCTTTTATTTTTTGATGGGGCTCAGTTCGTTGGTGGGGGAAACAATAGTAATGTTAGTCAAGTTATTACAGACTTTATTGCGAATGATGCGTTGTATAAGCCCTCGTTGATTTACGAACCTTCTGCGGAATACAGATTGGTTGATTTAGTGGGTAATAGACCACTCTATACTTTTGACTTAAATGTGTATTATAAAAATAGAGTTGGAGAATTAATTCCATTTAGGCTTTCTTCTGGAAGTTCTGCTACAATTAAAATTCTGTTTAGTCGTAAAGGAAGTGATAGTAAAACAAAAAGGTTAAATGGTTAATACTTAAAGGGGATTTGGTTAGTGTATAAAAATGGAAGAATTTAGATTGATTGAGACTTTTCCTAACTATTCAGTTTCAAATTTAGGAAATGTTAGAAATAATAAGACTGGAAGAATTTTAGCGAAGTCCCCTCACAAAAGCGGATATATTCAAGTTCAACTATTCAAGGATAGTACAAGGACAATACGGAAAATTCACAGATTAGTTGCCGAAGCTTTTTTAGAAGGATTCAATCCAGAAATGTATATAGACCACATTGATAGAGACAAACTTAATAATAATGTTTCTAACTTAAGAATGGTTAATCCTACCGAGAGTTGTCTAAACCGAGGAACTTGGGGAAAAAGTCAATACAAGGGTGCCTACTATAGCGTAAAGAGAGGAGATTGGAGAAGTCAAATTAGAGTGAATAAGGTGTGTATTAGTTTAGGGTGTTTTAAAACTGAATTGGAGGCTGGAATTGCGTATAACAAGTATATTGAGAATAATAATTTAGAGGGCTACCTCAAAAATATTTTCTCTTGTTAGATTATAAATGTCGGATTTTCGTACAATTTTGATAGAAGACTCACGGATCGCTGATATTACTTCTACTGAAGCCTTTGGCGTCCAATCAGGAGCCGCTCAATCTACCTTCCAGCAATTTCAAGCGGTGTCCGCTTCTAATTCATCTATCGTGTTTAACGTCCAAATCCCCTCAGAGAATATTGTGATTGACCGACATGTAATGATGAGAACCCAACTTGCTTTCCAAGTTGCTATTACGCCTACTGTTCCTATTGCCATTAATACTTGTGTGTTTGATTACGGGGTATCTGATTGTATCCAAGCCTTCCCTTTGAACTCCCTTTTTAACACCGTTCAATCTACTATTAACAATGTGTCTGTTTCTACTAACTTAAAGGATATTCTTCCCATGATTAGCCGAATGTACGACCGCCGAGTTCTTTCTCGTCTTAATTCTACTACTCCTTCGTATTGTGATAATACTTACGGTGATTACGCTGATGCTCTTTTGTCTGCTCCTTCTAACACGGCAGTAGGACAATCTGCTAACAACAACCCTCTTGCTGCGGTTAAGACCAACGGATACGATGAAGATTTCTATCCTCGTGGTGCTTACCAGTTGGACGCCTTTGTTTTGGATCACTATACAGGTGCTGCCTGGGATAATTCTCCTATTTCTCTTGCGGCTGCTGGTGAGCGATGGGTTATTTCCATTAAACTTACTGTGACTGAACCCTTCCTTGCTCTTTCTCCTTATATCAATTCTGAGCCTGATAATGATGCTGGATTGGTTGGAGTTAATAACTTGTCTCTCGTCTGTAATATTGATGGGTCATGTTCTCGTTTGTTCTCTACTGCTTTGGGTTCTGCGGCTTTTACTCCTTTCATTACTGGAATTTCTCTTGGATGGAACGATCCTACTGATGGGGCTATTCAGACACAACCTGTCGGATTTGCTAATACCCAACTTCTGTTTAACTTCCTTTCTCTGCAACCCGAGCAATACGCTAAGATTTCTACCAAGAACGTTGTTCCCTTTGTGGATGTGCCTCGTTATTTGACTACTTCTACCAACGCTGTTGCTATTCCTGCTTACACTCCTACCTACGGGGTGAATGGTGTCCCAGTTGTGCCTTCGTCTCAAATTATTACTTCTCAATCTATCCAACTTAACCAAGTTCCTGACCTTATTCTTATCTGTGCTCGTGTGCCGATGTCAGTTCAGAACTGGGCGTATCCTTCTGGATTTTTGACTATCACCAATATCTCGGTCAATTTCAACAACGCTTCTGGTCTTTTGGCTACTGCTACTCCTCAGAACTTGTACGAGTTGTCTGCTAAGAATGGTTCAGCTCAATCTTGGAATGAGTTTAGAGGATTGGTTGCTTCTACTCAAACTTCTGGTGCTCCTGATCCAAATAACCAAGGTGTTATAATGCTTCCTTCTACTGGTTCTCTCTTGGTTCTCAACCCTGTGATGGATTTCTCTCTTCCTTCTTACCTTTCTTCTTCTTCTCTGGGTCAATACCAGTTCCAGTTTAACCTTACAGTTCAAAATCAGTTGCCTATTGCGGTCACTCCTGAACTCTGTATCATTACGATGAACTCTGGTATTTTCGTTACTCAACAGGGAACCTCCTCTGTCTTCTCAGGTATTCTTACCAAGGAGCAAGTGTTGGCTACTAAGGAGAAGAACCCCGTGCCTCACCTTGCTACTAATGAGTACAAGAGACTTATTGGAGGAAAGCTTTCCAATCGTGGAATGGGTTCTTTGATGAAAATGGTTAGAGACATGCCTCGCCTTCATCATCACTTAATGGCTCGTGAGGGTTCTGGGTCTTCTGGTGGAGGATCTTCTGGGGGAGGTTCAAGTGGAGGAATGTCTGGTGGTGCTATTTCTGGACGAGGAGGTAAATCTCTTTCCAAGTTGGCTAAGCACTTTGCTTAGACATTAAAAATAAGTTAAATACTAATAATTGTTGTTTCGTTTAATCAACCCTTACTTGCTTACAAAAATATTTAGATTAAATGTGTAATAATATCAACAAAAAAATTGATATTATCAAATAATACGAACTCCAAAACAGAATATTAATGTTTC